TTGCCGAGTTAAAAGGCCGCGTCACCGCCCTTACAGAAATTATAAAAATGCTGACCGGAAAGGAAAGTTAGATACCTCTCCGATACAAACGCCATCTACAAACCACTCCAAATATGAGATTTACAAACACTTGCGAATCTCGCGTTAGTTCCAGATTCGCTACTAAGGAGTTGGTAAAAACCAACTCCTTTTTTATTGTCAATCAGGCAGTTACGTCATATAAACCGCCTTAAATACGCTCTGAAATACTTGCATAGATTGTCATTAATTGTCATTAATTTCAAGCAATCCGATACACGGCTGCTACGCGGCTGATACACGTTACACGATACATCATGAAATACCCAACTGTCAGATACATTCACGACCGACGTAACAACGGCAAAGGTTACATCGAAGTCGAAATAACCTACGCCAACAAACGCAAATGGCTAAGTACGGGCGTTGCCGTTTCGCCCAAACAATGGAACGATTCTCGCGGAATTGTCAATCACCCCAACAATGCCGAACTAAACCTGCGTATAAACGCCGTAAAAGGCCAAATAGATAGCTTCATTCGCAATCTTATGGCAAAGGGCAAGCCTTTCACGTGGGAGGACTTAAACGCAATGTTAGAGCGTCATTCTAACTCTGAATCTTTCGTTGCTTTCGTTAAAAGGCGCATCGAGGAACAACATGATATTTGCGAGCGAACTAAAAAGGCTCACCGCAAGTTGGTTGCCGCCCTTAACCGTTTCGGCAAGATTCAATCTTTCGATTCGCTTACACGCCCTAACGTGCTTCTCTACGATGATTGGCTGCACTCTCAAAACTACGCCCAACCAACGATTCACACTTACCACAAACTTCTCAAACGCTATATCAATGAGGCTCTGTCGCGCGAGTTGATTGAAAAGGACCCTTACATTGGTATGCGAATAGAGCGCGGTCACTCAAAGGCGCGTAAGTACCTTACCGAAGATGAGATTAAGCAACTTCGGGAGTGCGAGTTGGACTTACCAACGTTGGAGCGCGTCAGAGATTTGTTCATTTTCCAATGTTACACGGGATTGGCCTACGCTGATTTGAGCAAGTTTGACTTTACGAATGTCGTTCAGCGAAATGGCCGATACGTGGTGCAAGATACACGTCAAAAGTCGGGCGAGGACTTCTATATAGTCTTACTTTCCCCTGCTTTGGAGATTCTACGCAAATACAACTTCGAGTTGCCATCCATCAGCAACCAACAATACAACTTGCGGTTGAAAGTGGTTGCTGATAAGGCTGGTATGGATAAAAAGCTGACTACCCATATGGCGCGTCACTCTTTCGCGTGTTTTGCGCTCAACGCAGGTATGCCGATTGAAGTTGTAAGCAAGGCATTAGGCCACACTAACATCAACACTACGCAAGTTTACGCCAAACTGCTTAATTCTACGTTGGAACGCGAATTTGACAAGCTGGAGGGGCATATTTAGGCCTTTTTGCTCTCTTGTGGGAGATTGAAAGTAACTCGGCGGTCAGTTGTGCCGTATTTTTCGAGCCACTCTTGCTTTTTGGCTTCAACTTCCTCTGCGGTCATTTCCCTAAACTCGTGTTTGCCTTTTTTAGAGCTATTTTCGCCTTTTTTGTCCTTATCCCATACGGTTATAGCAACATCGGCGCAAAGTAGCTCTAATTGCGCTATTGTGAGGTTATTTAGGTAGTATAGTGGCGGAGTTATAGGGATTCCGAAGATTCTTAGTGGTTCTGCGAGCCAGGGGCGTTCTTTGCAGATTTCCCATTTTTGCCCGTAGCTTGTTCTTGAAGCATAGCTGATACTTCCGCTCTGTTCATCATCATCACTGTGTCCTTTATCCCTATCAGTAATGTGGTATTGACGAAGTATGCTTCGGGAGCCACTTTTTTTTTAATCAGAGCGATAGCGTCAGTGAGTTCTGAATCTTTGTACTGCTTGACAAAGTAATACCAACGCCAAAGGAACTTGTAAAACAGCTTGATTTTGAAATAGCCGTTAAGCCGTGCTGCTGCAAGGCATTTCACGCCTACGGCTAATTCACTTCCGCGTTTGCTTAACATGATGCGCGTAATTTGGTGGCGAGCATGATTGTTGAGGTCGCGGAACTTGAAACGCTTGCCGCGTACTTCTACGTATTCAGCTTCGTTATCAACTACGGATAACAACTCGCGTTCATCGTCTAATGTAGGCTGTGAGGGGATTTCGATAGGTTTTGCCATAGGTGATTGTTTTGGATAATATGGTTTAAAAAGGGGATGGAGGATTTTCACCGCCATCCCCTATTTATTGGAAGTCACTCAAAAACTTGCGTGGATTATGCTGCTGCGTCAGCGGTCTTGTTCATGTAATAGATAGCTACGCCCTTCGAGTTGTTCTCCGGAGTGATCTGAAGATTGAAGTACATAGGCTTGGAAGTATCGTCACCCTTAGGAGTTGCAAAGATTTCAACGTTGGTAAGAACGATAACAGCGGTCTTGTCCTGCGAGCGCATAACAAGCGAACCGACAACTTTCTTGGGCGCGAAGTCGTAACCGTTGCCCTTGTAAGTAACGCCATCGAGTACGAGGGTTTCTTCGGTGCTTGTAACCTTGTTTTGAAACAAGTCAAGAATGGTCGAGTTGATAGAGGGGACCTGGAGCGAGATGTCAGCGTCGCCAGCGTCAGCGATTGCAGTCCAAATTGCACCGGTGGTCAGTTTGTACTTGGTAATGTCGGGATCGCCTGCGTCAAAGTTAACGCCATCGCTACCAACGGGCAGTGCGATACCGGTAGTCAGCTCTGAAATGCTTGCGATAGCCTTTTCAGAGTAGAACACTTCGTCTACGCGGTTGAACAGCGTTTTAAGCTCTTCAATGGTCTTTTGAACAGTCATAGTGTCTGCCATAACTTATAGAATTTTGAAAAGTGATTAAATACTAATTTGTAATTCAAATTGAACGATTAGAGCGTGGAATCCCATACCGTCGGAGCCCAGAGGTAGGAGGCGAGGGCGTGAAGCCACAAACAAAGGAGTTACGATTGTGAATAGGTCTACAAGCTGTTCTTGTAGCTGTTCTAATCGTATAGTATCTTCTAAACCGCCTTGCTTATCGCGGACAAATATTGCAAATTGCCCGATTGTATATTGGTCGGCGTCGCCACGTTGGTAGATGGTCTGCGGTAGTCTGATAAGCAAAAACTCTTTCATGGATTTCTCTACGGCTGAGGGGCGCGTGGAGATGAATCTGTTTTTGCATATCGGCTCTGTAAGCGTGTATAACGCTTGCAAAACATCGCTTCTGTGGTATCGTTTCTGCTTCATATTTCGCCGTTAAAAAGATTGAATCGGGGGGGCGTAAGAGCTTGCGTCTAAGAAACTTTCCGTCAGCGTATCAATATTCATTTGCGATTCTTGATACGTAGCGTATTCTACGCCGTTACAAACTACAATAACCCATCCTTTGGGATTGGCATTGTACTCGTGAAGGAACGCAATACTTTGGTCTGCTTCTGTTGCGCCGTTGGTAGAAACTCTGCCGGTAAATGTTTCCGTCTGAATATCTCCATCCCAGCGTTGACTACCTGCATAGAATCTTTCGCCTTGCCCTAACTTCCGTCTTAGTGGTTGAGGTAAGCTCTGCGATGATGTTTCAATCCAAGCCAACTGCCCTTGCACGTATACGCCAACTGCATAGGCGTTAATCGTGTTACCGGTCATGTTGTTGCCTTGCACTGCGCGTTTTTGGTAAGCGTCTTTGAGAATCCTTTTGGCTAATGGGATAAGCACCTTGTTCAGCATATCGCGAGCGATATTCTCTTTCGCGATTTTCACGCCAAAATTCAGTGTCGCTTCATTGTCCGTCATATCCTTAGTTGCTTACTTCGCTACACATTACCGCCGTTCCGCCGGCAACAAATTCAACGTTGCCTTCCTCATCTTGCAATTCATACAAGCCGAGTTGGGTTGCTTCTTGACTGACAACTCTCAAATCTTCCATTGCGCTATCAAACGAGATTTCGCCATCTTCCTCCGTCTGCTCTGCCAATCGGGGGTCCACAACTTTGACAAAATCGCCCTTGTGTATTCCCGTTACCAGTCCTGGCATTGAGATTCTGACATCGCCCGAATCAACCTTGCCGTAAGCGTCACTTCCGGAGTTGAAATTACGTATATTGGTCGCCATAGACTTTTTGCAAACGCCGTAATAAATAACCTTTACTTCGCCGTCGGAAAAGCTATCTGCGCCAATCATACGATAAATCTTGCAGATATGCGGAAAACGTGGATTTGTTAGTGTCTGTGCCATACGCGCATCCCCTGCGGATTAACCTTGATAGTTGAACTTGCGTTGAGTTCTACGGATTCACCCCACTTCTTACGCAAACGGATATATTCAGACTTCCACTTAGATAAGTCGCTTGACGAGATTGTTGCGCCCCCTTCGGAGTGCTGCCAAACTCCATCAACATCTTTAATCGTTGAGGTTGTCGTGGTCGCGTTCATGTAGAGATAGCGTAACGCCTCTGCTTCGGCCAAATCAACATCGCGCTCAGAAAGGGCGGAAAAGTCAAGATTGGCTGCAAGTCTGCGTTTAGCAAGCACTGCTTGCAAAGCCTTTTCAGAAAGCAAGCTGGAAAGGCCTTGCAAGTAGTTCTTGATAGTGTAAACCTCTGGAACTTTCGCGGATATGTTAATTTCCTCGCTCATTGTTCAATTTTAGCCTTGAACCTTAAGATAGTACATATGGCGTGTCTTGTTAGGTACGCAAAGGCCGGTGACTTCGGACTTGATTGTCTGCGTCATGGTAGCGTCGTTGAATACCTGACGGAGCAGAGTACGACCGCCATCATAGCGAGCGATACGTGCGCCGGGGGTTTCCATTGCAACGATGTAACCGCACTGAACATCACCGATAATGCCGTTGGGAACGTAAACAAGTACATCATCCTCGAATGAGGGAACTTCGACGGTTTCAATCAGGCGCGTAGTCGGATTGAATTTTTCGACAAATTCCTTGTCATCGACAACAACGATGGGTGCGCCAACTGCTTCCTCAAACCAGGCCTTAAATGCGGTTTCGGTAACGGTCTTACCAAATGCAAGCTGTTGGGTAGCATCGGTAATATCCGGGCGATTCCAAACAACGTAAGCGGTCTTGAAGTAGTCAAGTTTGAACAGAGTACGCCAGGTTTTCTTTGACATTTCCCAGTGACCTTCACCGGCAAAGTCAACTTGTTCAGCGTTATCCTTAACATCCTGCATAACTTCGATAGGCACGATGGACTTACCAACGGTGGAGTTCTGAGTAACGCCGCTGTCGGTGCGCTTGTACCACTTGGAAGTGAGGATATTCTTGGTAGGTACGCCAAAGTCAATGTCAAGAGCAATGCCCAGGGGATTGTTGGTCTTGTCAATGACGAGTTTACCTGCGTTGGAAACGATACGGTTACGCTGATTGCGGAAAGTGTTGTAGTTACCGCCGAGAAGATTATCAACGCCGTTGAAAAGCAACTGCATGATAGTTTCTTCCATATCAGGGGTAGTACGGCCGAGCTGTTCAGCAAGAGCCAACTTTTCGCGGAGAATCTTGCGCGAGAGTACAATTTCATGCTTGAAAGTAGGCAGACCGCCCATTTTCAGCGTGAAACCGTCAGTAGACTTGGTAGCACCGTCAGAATCTACGTCAGTGTAGGTAGCGATGGTGTAAGGTCTAATAGTAGCCTCAATCTGTTCGTAAGTCGGATTGATAGGGATATTGGGATTCAGAGCGAAACCCATCTGTGCAAAAGTAGCTTCGGCGTTGTACTTTTCAGCAAACATATCGTTTACCCATACGTCGAAGTTGGCATAGCCGAGGGAGTTAAGCCCCTGCGCAACCAAATCGTAAAATTCTGCGTTTCTTGCAATCATTTTATTTAGTTTTAGGGGTTAATTACGCTTGAGCGGTGGTGTATTCAGCACCTTCGCGGATAAATGAAATCATAGGCAGTTGAGCCTCAACAGAGGTCGGGATACCGTCTGCGCCAGCGCGGTCAGCGTAAACTACGCCTGAAACGACAACTGCGCCGGTAGCCAACTGAGGATTAGAGGGAATGCAAATATCGTTAAGAAGTAAGCCATTAACCTTTGCGAGCTTTTCGGCTGCGTCGGATGCCTTAACAACTTCAACGGTATTAGCAACCTGGTCGAAGATTACCATTGAACCTACGGGGATAACGTCACCGGCCTGGTAGTTGTCAAGGTTGAGGTTGCCGCCAAAGTGTAACACTCTGTCAACTCGCGCCCAAACTACGAAGTTGCCGCCGTATTCCTGCTGATAACCGCCAATGGTATTGAAAGTACCGTGTTGATTAGCCATTTTAGAAAATTGAATTACGGGTTACTATTTTTGTTCCTGCTTCGGAAGTTTACCAGCTTGACGCATTTTAGCTTTGAAAGCCTCTCTACGTGCTTGCTGCTGTTGCTGTGCCTCCTTGCTTGTGCCGCCGCCATTGATGGGATTGCCGTATGGGGTTGCTCCTTCGCCGACATATCGTTTGAGAAGTCGCTCATACGTTGTTTTGGCTCTCGCCAATAGCGCGTCGGTTGTATCTTTGTCCTCAACTTCGGTTGCCTTAACTGCATCTTCCCAAATTGCCTTGTTAGCAACTTTGAGAGAATCAGCTTGCGCGATTACGTTGCTCTGTAATTGCGAGCGAGAGAGTTTCGCATCTCGCTCCTTTAGCTGATTTTCGAGCTGTTCCAGGCGTTTTTCAAGTGCGCTTTTTTCGCCCTTGTTATCGTCGCCGAGGGGAGTAGGGTTGGGGTTGCTGTTATCGGGTTTATAGTTTTTCTTAAACTCGTTAACTTGCGCTGCTACGCTTGCGCTGAAATTGCCATTAAGCGAGGTCAGAATGGCTACGTGCTTTTGCCAATAAGCCTCATCCGGCTCTGCGCCCTCTACGGGTAAGTTCTGCGCAACATAATCCCCAATAGTTTTTTGAGAAAGTGAGGTTTTTCCTAATTTCTCTGTCAGGGTGGATAAGATTTTTTCTTGCTCCATGTGTCGAATTGTGTTAAATAAAAAAGAGCCGCCACACGACATCGGGAAATGTCATGTAACAGCTCTAAGGCTTGGCCCCCATCTCTATGGCAGGCACTTTTATAATATGTTTAGTGGCGCGAGTTGGATTCGAACCAACGACCTATACATTATGAGCGTATTGAGCTACCTCTGCTCCATCGCGCTATTATCATCGGGGGAAACGGTAATATATTTTCTGCATCTGCGGCATTTGATTCTGAAAACGCTCCTATGCGTTAAGGAAATGACTTCCGCGAGCTTTTGTCCGCAAACCGGACAACCAACTATGCGGTATCTACCCTCAACGTATTCTTGGTCTGTATCTATTTTTGCTGCGATACGCATATATAAATTCCCCTAATTATTCACCGCAAATATATACCTAAATTCTTATGTTTCAAAATTTTTCGCGAAAAAAATTTATTATCCGACCAAAATCACGTATTTTTGTAACGACATATAGAGATAGAGAGCTTCAAGCAAGCCAAATTTCTGCAAGTAGCGGAAATGAGGCTTGCTTTTTGTTTTATATGGCACTAAGTGAACAAGACATACAAGCAATGTTGAAAGACGGCACGCTCGTGTCGTATGAGCAGATTACGGCCATACGCGCCGAAAAGAGCGAGTATAATATCATCGCACAAGAGGGCGGTCAAGAGAACGCGCTTGCCTCCAATGCTGATATTGTCATCGCCGGCGGTAATCGTGGTGGCGGTAAGTCCATGATGTTGCTTATGAGTGCGCTGTATGATATTTACAACCCTCATTTGAGCGCATTGATTCTGCGTAATGAGCGTGACGACTTGACAGATATTGTCAGCAAGTCCTACGGCCTATATTCCTCCTTTGGTGAGTATCGCCGCTCAAAAGATAGTATGTATTGGGGATTCACTGCCGGCGGAACTCTCTCCTTTGGCTATCATGCCGGCGCGTTGGAAGATTTTCAAGTACGCTTTCAAGGCCGAGAATACAACCGTATCGGTATTGATGAAATTACGCATATCACCTACGCGAAGTTTAAATATCTGCAAACTTGTAACCGTAACTCCAAAGGCCTACGCAATCAGATTATAGGCACTTGTAACCCGGACCCCGATTCATGGGTTGCTAAGTTCATTGATTGGTGGATTGGCGAAGATGGCTATCCAATCAAGGAACGCGATGGAGTGCTTCGCTATTGCTTCATGAACGGCGAAGATGTAGGCGATATTATATGGGGCGCAACTCCGGAGGAAGTTTACGAGCAATCAAGAGATATTATTGATTGCCTCCTTTCAGAGGGCGAAGATTGGCACAACTATATATTGTCCGTAGCGTTCATTCGCGCCGAGCTTGACGATAACAAAGCACTGATGGAAAGCGATCCGCAATATAAAGCAAGATTGGCAGGTCAGAGTGAGGAACAACGTCAGCGCGACTTGATGGGTAACTGGAAGTTTAAATCTGCCGGTGACGACATGATTAAATGGGCGGATATGGATAGGTTTTATAGTAACGCATATCAGTACGGTGATAACGTCAGACGCGCTTCTTGCGACGTTGCATTGGAAGGTGGCGACCACACTGTATTATGGCTATGGGTTGGCAACCATATTCAGGATATGTTCAGTTGTCAGCGCAATGCCGATGATACGCGCGATATTGTCCGCGCCAAACTTGCCGAGTGGGGTGTTCGCGAGGAAAACTTCACGTATGATATGCAGGGCGTAGGGCAGTTGTTTAAAGGCTCATTTAAAACAGCTATGCCGTTCAATAACCAGGAAGCCGTTGAGCCTGAATTTAAGCATTTGTATTGCAACTTGAAATCGCAAGCCGCATATCTATTCGCCCAAGATGTTATCGAGGGCAGAATATCAATCAATCCCGATTTGCTTGATAGGCGTATAGAGAACTCAAAAACGACCTTACGTGAAGTTTTGAATATTGAGCGCAAAGCAATCAGGCGCGACGATTCGCGATATGATAAGGGTTGGGCGATTATCAAGAAAGATGTAATGAAAAAGTTTGTAGGCCACTCTCCTGACTTTATTGAAGGGTTGCTCTACCGCAAGATATTTGACATAAAGAAACGCAAGCATACAAGGCCGCGTTTAGCACGATTCGTAACTAACAAACGATATATGTAATATGGATGATTTACGCGACATTAAAACACGGCGACCGTGGCGGTTGATTCGGCCTGCCGGCTATCTCAAACATGGCTCCTTTGACGCCGAGGAAGTTGTAACAACGCCGAATGATAAACTTTCGTCTGATATGTATCTTCAAACGGATATGTTACGCCAGTATTTCACTTCGGGCCATTTGATTTTCGATAGGTTATATTATCCTGATATTTTCCGCGAAGTTGATGAGCCGGTATTAGACGTGAACGGCGAAGATTCCGGTAAGACCGTTAGGCGCGTATATCGTGAATGTGTGCCAAGATACGCATTTGCGTTTCAGCAGATTTTCGCGCTTAAACAGACCATCCACCTTTGCGGTAATGATATTCAGTTTGAGCTTAACCGAACAAAGGTCAATGATTCAATGCAGCGCGTATATGATACATGGCGCGAGGAATGGCTGGCGCATAATCTCGAAACGGCGTTTTTCTTTGCTGTTACAAGCGAGAAAATCGTAGCTGATACGGCATTTGTCGGCTATCTTGATAACGGCGTATATAAATGGCAAGTTCTCTCCTTTAAGAATGGCGATACGCTATATCCGCATTATGACAATACGGGCAAGATGTACAAATTCGCTCGTAGCTACTTCGCTTATGATGAGAACGGCGAAAAGAAAACAGAATATCTCGAAGTTTGGGATAGCAAATACTTCGCGCGTTATCGTGCTTCGGCTCCAGGGCATGAAACCACTCTTGAAAAAATCAAGGGCGCGTTGGGATTGTCAGGATATACGTTGTTATCGAAAACTCCGCATGGATTCCCATTTATCCCCGTTGCATACAAGCGAAATGAAGATGGCCCGTGTTGGGCAGCTGCGCAAGATACCTGCGATAGCTACGATTTATCATTCTCTCAACTTGCGCAAAACAATCAGGCTTACGGTACGCCGATTTTAATCTTCCAGGGAGAGGGCGAGAATTACGACGCGCAACATGATATTAACGGCACTGTCCGCACAATATCAATGAGCAAAGATGACAAAGTAAGCTATCTCGAAGCGCAATCAGCGTCAGACAGCTATCATAAGCAACTTGAAACGTTGTACAAGATGGCTTATGAGCAAGCCTTCTGCGTTACGCCTCCTGAGATGAAGTCGGGCGACCTGCCGGGCGTGGCATTGAAGCTCCTTTACTCTCCTGCGCTTGAAAAAGCTATGTTTGACGCCGCCGATTGGCAGCCGTTCCTGAATGAGATGGTAAAAATCACTCGTTTTGGTTTGGGCGTAGAAAAAGAGATGACGCTTGCATTTGACGAATTGCCGTTGGTCTATTGGATTAAGCCCTATGTACACGTTAATGAATCTGCCGTTGTTGCTGACCTGGCTTCGGCGGTTAACTCCGGATTTTGTTCTAAGCAGACAGCTTCCGAGCGTATTTCTGAGTATACTACCGTTGCCGAGTGGGAGCGTATTCTCAAAGAAAAGAAAGAAGAAGAATCGGCGGATTTGCTCTATACGATTAGGGCGAGCAAACAAGCCGACAATCAGACAGCGACAGAAAATAATCAATAATGGAATATAAGCCGAAACAATCCGACATTCAAGCCGCTAAAGAATATATTCTAAAGCGGCTTGACGCGGAACGCTCTATGGTGTATAATCTTGAAAAAGCTATGCAGTCAGCAGCAGAGCAGATTTGCAAGATATGCTATTCCTATGGCTATAATCCGCAAACGTTCTCATTCAGCTTTAATCGCAAGATGATGGCCGAAATTGACGCGGTGATTGAAACGCTATATAACCTGATTTTAGAGGATTTTGAGGAACTTGCGCTTGCGGCCAATGAAGATGACGCAGATTATATTCTTGCGCTTATATTGGGCGCGGAATACGGCGAAACGTATCAAGATAGGTTAACTGACTATCTGGCTAAATTCAAACATGAATTAGAAGTCCTGATTGGAGCAGGCTTGTTTTTAGGATTATCGCTTTCAGTCGTTGCTAAATCTATCAGCAATAATCTTCGCAAGCCGTATAATAATCCGGTACTCGCTGATGGCATTGCAGAAGAAGTTACTTATGGCCGTGGCAAGACTAAATCAATGTTCACGGCTATAAGCACACTGTCACGATACGGCATTGCAAAAGCATGGATGAGAGAGTGGGAAAAGGGATGGAGTAACAAAGATGGGATAATCGGTTACATTGTGGAGCGAGGTAGCAGCTATCCTTGTGACCTTTGCGACGAGAACACCGGATTTCACCCGGTTGACGAGGGCACCGGCTTGCCGGTTCACCCGAATTGTTGTTGCTTCGCCGTTCCGGTGTTCCTGGAGCTTTAAATATCTTCATTGGTCGCGATCTCTAAATCTTCAAAATCGCAATAATCGCAATACCAATCCCCGGCGCGTTTCATCACGTCGAGGATTGTTTCTTTATCTTCCAAAGTAGCCGAATAATGCAGGGCGACGGTTAACGGTTCATCGAAAAACGGCGCGTGGCGTATAAAGTCGTATTGCAGCGTTTCGGGTTTTAGGCAAACTTCATCGCTTGCAAAGATTTCCATAACGGTTGCCGTTCTGACGTGCAGTATCACGGTTCTTTCGCTTAGAATGTCGCCGGGGCGGTCGTCACCGGCGACAAACGCAAATTCAGGTAGGGATAGTTCAATAAATTTCATAGTCTTGTTTCAACGAAAAACATTGCAGATTGCTTAACGGGTTCAACATTTTCAATATCGCCGTCATCATCCCATGTTTCTTTGAGCAGCTCTAACTCGTAGGCTCTCTCGTCATCGTAGAATGAGCGAGCCATACGGAAACCGGAGATACCGCGAATGTTTTCTGTGTAGGTTCTTTTAGCTTCCTCCAGGGTTTCAAACGTTCCGAAAGGAATGTAATCGCCGGCACTTCCGCGAGGATATAAGCCAACTGAATAGGTCGTTTTCATGATTCTTGTTTTTAAGTCGTATTTTTGGTTTAGTTTAGATTCCTTTGGCAAAGGTAGTGATTATTCTCCTAATGTCGAGAAATATTCCTCTGCTTCCTTGGGTAGTTCTCGCATACCGCAACAGATATAGCGAGTTGTCATTGCCGTATTGGTATGGCCTGCAAGTTTGGAGATTGTTAGCAAGTCCAGGCCTCTAAGATAGAGATTCGTCGCGCCTGAACGTCGGGCCGTATGAGAGCTAACTAACTTCCACTTCGGGGCGGTGACGTATTTTCCGCCGTGATAGATTTCCGTATCTTCATTGATACGGCATTTTCGGCAAATATCGCGAAGTATACGGTTAAACGTTGTATCGGCGACCTTTACGCCAGCTTTAAGCAATATCGCCTGAGTGTCGATGAACTCTAATAATCGCTTATTAGCCGGTACCGTTGCTTGTATCTTCGTTTTCCGGCTTGTATAGACCAGCTTATTGCCGCGTATATTTGCGCGTGTAAAAGTGATAAAATCGCTGTGACGAGCCAGGGTTAATGCACCGATAGCAAATTGCGCTTGTACCAACATTTCATTGTGACTTTTAGGCGCGTAGTCCATGAACTTCTTGAGTTCTTTTTCCGTGAGATAAATATTCTGAGAAACTTCCTTACGGGGCGATAACGCCTGAACGGTAGATTTTGGCAGCTCAAACTCTTCATTGTAGAGATTGACGACGGCTTTTAGCTTCGTGCAATATTGGTTAATCGAGTTCTTTGCGATTCTTCCTGAGAGATATTCAACGAAATTGTTAATCCTGATTTTCGTAAGGTTCTCCCATGTTGCCGGGCATTGATTCGCTTCCTCGAAGTATTGCAGAATGATTCCTCTTTTGGGATATTTCGCAAGGAACGCTTCCTTTAGAGATGTTGACGGTAGGGATTTCTTCGCTTCCATGATTCGTGTAGTTGTTCAGTTTTATGACGGATATATGTATCGTGATATTCGTTTCGGCAAGCGTCGATATAATCGGCGCGGTTCAGTTCGATTTCTTCGGCATTGTCTTGATAGTATTCTTCAAGCTCTGATAAATCACGGCGTATTTTAGAGCGCGTGTAAATATAAGCCAGGATTAAAGATAGACCTACTAACGCGAGGATTCCGCCGAATGTACCGGGGGCGATCATAGCTAATAACACTATAATCAGCACTCCCCAAATGATTAATGCAAACATAGGCTGTTTTATTGTGCTTTTGATTGATATTCTTGCAAGCTGTAAGATTGGCAATATCGGCCATCGTGGGGGGTGATTGATAGCTATCTTCCGGATTATCACCTTTGAGGCAATATCGCCGGTTCTCACAGCTTGCAGATAATATCATTCATGATTAGTTGCTTTGGATTGTTGTGTTTAACCTTTCGCGAGCGTCGCGGATTGCCGTGGCTATTAGTGATTCTCTGATTGATTGGTCGGCGAATGTCGATACCCAATCAGTTAGAGCGCGGTTTATCGCCAGCATTATTACAGCTTCATCGGCACCGGCTAACAATGCACGATAGGCAAAGTTAGTAATATTGTCGGTGACGTGGTTAAGCCAGTCGGCGGATTGTGTAACTATGTGGTTGGGATTCATGTTAAATCAGGTCTAAAATGTTGGGGTTCATGTTACCGGCCTGATAGAGGCAGCAGAATTCATGGAATAGACAAATATAGTCATCTTCGTAGAGCTTCAGGCCGTATTGTTTGATTTGTTCATCGAACATACTACCTAATTCGGCTAATTCGCCGTAAGATATAGATTCTTGCATTGTTGTTTGTTGTTTGAGGTTAGGTTAAAAGTTGAATTTTCAGGGGGAATTTCAAGCTCTATATACGCGTGATTTCTGACGGGTAACGTGGCGTATATATACACGTGGGGCGTAGCTTTCGGGGGCTATATACGCGAGGGGCGAGGCCGATGGAGGCGGGCCGGCACGGGGTCCGGCTCGCGGGCGGTGATTCTCGCCGGGGGTATCGACGGGGCGCGGGGCGGCGTTGATTGGTGCAAAGGTACCAAAATTAGCCGATTTAAAGCGATTTAAAGCGATAACGGCGGCTACCTGATAAGTTGACCATATACGATTGAATAAACCGTTACGGGGCTTTATTTTAGCCTGATTCGGCGATTGATTGCCGGATTGATTCGGCAAAGGTTCGCCGGGCGGGTTGCCGGCCTGATTGGTTGCTGATTCCGGCGGGGTTTGTTGGGGCTGATTTTGAGGCGTTGTAACGGCCTGATTCGGTTCAGTTGAGGAATTAGCCGTTGTGGCGGCTAATGTAGCTTCAGGAGCTTTATTTTCAGTTGTAACGGGTGATTCAGGCGGGGCGGCTGATTCTACCTTTGCCGGGCATGATTCAGGCGTAACGGCCTGATTCGGGGCGGCGGGTTTGATCCCCCAACTTGCAAAGATAGCGGTTAACCCTGAAACCATATCGCCGTTACGGGCCGGTTCAGTTGGTTTAACCGGCTCTGATTTCGGCATTGTTTTAGCTTTGGCCGGGTTAGATTGTTTTTTAGCGGCTACTTCGATTGCACGCAATACGGCGGCGGCAAATTTGCTATTCTCTGAATTCCGGTTCAGAGTGTTAAGCCGATTGTCAAATGTTTTCTTTGTCAATTCCAGGAAGCTATCTGTATCGATATTCCGTAAATGTAAATCGTCAAGAGCTTGAAAATATACGCCGTCACTCTCAAAAATCAGGCATGATTTTCCCGGCCTGGTTGGATCACTGATATATACGCCGTCTAATTTCCAGGGGCGCAAAGTGTTTGATTTAATCTTATAGCCTGATTCCGATTCCGCCGGGGTGATAATCTTTGCTTTAAAATCATTGTCATCCGGGGCGATTCCGGAAGCGTCGACACGGCGGAAAGTTGATTTGCCAGATTTTGCAAATGATTCAAACTGATTCAGCAGCGCGAACACTTGATTAGCCGGGAAACTCATTGAAAAGCCGTCAACGTTGATTTCTCGCTTTTCGTTGAATATATCCACGTTTGCGGAATAGTCATCACCATTGCCGGCGATTCGCCATAGTTTGCAGTATTTATTATGGGGGCTTTTATTGTCGGCCATTTGGCCGGCGGTATAATTGCCGGGTTCGATTTCAACCAGGGCAAACAATTCGTTTGCGATTCGGCGTAATTCGGTGCATACCTGAAAATCTGTGTTGTTAGCTTTAATTCGTTTCATTGGAAGCGGTTTAATTTGGTTCTAAGGTTAGTCTATTTGCCGGGATAACTAACTTATTATCCCGGCATGATTGGAGCGGTTACAGAGCTTTTAATCTGCTATAATCTTTTGGCAACTATCCGCCCACGATTGCCGGGCGTATTCAGATTCCGACATTGCCACGGGTTTTTCTACCAGGTTATCAATTACGGCGGTAAGCTGATCGCAATAGATTCCGCTGATTTCGGCGTCGATTTCGCCACGGCGATTCGTCAACCTGATAGTGTAAGTATCAGGGATTTCGTTATAGATTACCGTTACCAATCCGGTAAATATCAGGCCTGAAACCTGAAAGGTTAAAGCTGGCTCGCCGTCGACGGTTCTAATTACGGGTTTGTTGAAACCCCAGGAGCCGGGAACATTCCAGCCGCCGGCAAAGATTTGCCGGAAAATTTCGCGGCCTACCTGATTAATGTAATTAATATCTTCCATTTCTTTTTTGTTGGTTTGTAGCCCCGGAAATGATTCCGGGGCGGGGTGATTATTTTTGCAGTAGCTTAATAATATCATTGGTTGATTTCCCTTTGATTTCATTGTAGCCGATAACGCGGGGGTCACTAATTCCGAGAGCCTCAAAATATGATTTATCGGCGGCCATCCGGGGGTGACCATAACCAGCACACCACGATTTATCAGTTAACGCTGATTCTGTTTCAATCAATCGCAGAAAGTGACGGCGAGTAAACGAGGGGTTAATCATTGGATAAGCGCATTTATAGATATTTAAGCGTTCATCAGAAGATTTTATTTTAACCATCAGGTTTGCAGATTGAGAGTGTATCGACGCCCCCGCGTAAACGTATAGGTTCACAAAGATTCCGCCGGTTTCAATCGCTTGAATAGCGTTATATAGTTTATTCGCAGCGGTTGCAACGTCATCCGGTTTGATTCCGTCATATATCGATGTGTTATAAATCAGGGTGATAACGGGAGCTTGCATTATGTTTTTACGTCGATTCCACATTTGCAGAGGAAACCCGGCTACATAATTAGGTATAATTACGTTATATCCGCAGACATCCGCAAAGGGTTTGTTTTTAGATGATTCGGCGGGGTTGCTGATAATATCAGCGGTTGCAGCGATTCGGCGGTAACTTTGGGGATCGCCATTTAATAACAACTGATTCGCTGATTCGAAATTTTCCGTAAAGAAAAAATCATCAACTCTATATCCGGAGGTTTGCGAGGCAAGCAATTTGCCCGTAAATATCTGGTTAACCTTTGCGGAGGCGATATATCTTTCAAACTCCCCCAGAGAGTTAAAGATTTTGTTAACTGTAACCGCCGGAGCGGTTACAGGTTGAGAAGATCGGCGGGGCATGATTAGCGATTCATTTCGTTAGAAATTTCTTTTAATGCCTGATAATAGCGATTATCAGGGGAGCAGTTGAGGCCGTTTGCAAGCAGGCGGACGTTATCGGCTTGCATATCGGAGAGAATACAGTCGGTTACAGATTCGCGGGGGCTGATAGATTCGGCCTTGTCGGTTGCCATTTGCGCCATTTGGCGAGGGCTTAAAACCATAGCCAAACCGCGAGATTTAGCCACGGTTCTAAGATTCCGGACGAATTCCAGAATTTGAGCGTCACCGGCGGCGGCGTTATCCTCGATTGCCGGGCAATAATCAATTTCTACCTTTGCCCAGCGGTTAAGGGTTGCAGCGTCGAGGCGGACACGGCCGGTATAGAGTGAGTTTGCGCCTGATCCGGCAGTATTCCCGGCAGCGATAAATCGCGTATCGGGGTGAATGTTGACACGGCCAATTACCGGAAAGTCAACGTAACGATTTGCAGTCGCAGCGTTGAATTTGACGAGGGCGGCATTGTCGGAGGCGTCGATTTCATCGAAAAAGAACACACCGCCATTAACGCATGCTTTGTAAAACGGGGTCTCAATGTAGTTTCCGTTAGCATCGCCATATCCGAGTAAGTCGAATACATTTTGCACCGCCCCGGAAAAATAGAAATCCAGATTCAGGGCTTTCGCGATTTGTTCCGCCAGCACATTTTTACCGGAGCCGGCGGGGCCGTACATGAACACCGGCACACCGGCGGCCACGCGTTTAAGCACGGTTTGAAACTTTGAGTGTAAAACCCCCTCAACTTTTGAGGTACCACGCGGGCCGTTAACGGTAATTTCTTGTTTGATCACTTGCTTTGAAAGAGCGTCGGTTATTACCGGCTGAATTTTGGCCAATACGGCGGCCTCAACAGAGCCGGCGAGGGCGGGGGCGAGTAAGTTAATTAACGCTCCGATTGCGTTATTAGTATCGACGGCGGGAGCAGTTGCAACGGCGGGAGCAGCGGCCGCGGGGGCGGCCTGATTAGCGGGGGTTGGGGTTTGAGGGTTTGAGGTTTCCGGCATTGTCGGAGCAGCGGGGGCGGGTTCAGGGGTTACGGGTCCCACGGGGGCGGGGGCTTGTTTGTTTGCACCACGTTTGAAAGCAGATTTGCGGGCGGCGATCGCCTGATATTCCGGATTATTTTCCGGAAGCATGGAGTTAACGCCAAACATAGTTTTGAGGGTTTCCGGGATTGATTCAGGGTTAACGCTTGCAGTTGCACCCAGATATGCGGAGGCCTGATAAGAACGCATATTTGCGGGCTTCTCGCCGGCCTGAAAGTCTTTGACGTTGGAGAGTAGAAAGAGTTTGCCATCTTCGTTATACAGCGCGGCGGCCTTGTCGTTGAAGATACCCCCGGAGAGTTTGACCCCTGAGATGAAACACTTTGTA